CATCAGGATAAACAAGTTTTTCAAATTCAAAAGTCGTTGTGTTGTTTGCTGTGTTATTGATAAAATCTGAAACATAGTTAAATCCCGCCCACTTGAATATTTTATCTAATATTTCTTTGTAATATAAGAATGGCGTCAATTCATCATAATACATCGGAAGGCAAGGGACGTTATATGTTTCTGTTAATGGTTGTGCCATTATCCAACTCCGATTGTCTAAATTATACTTGTCAACTGGCGCAAAATAACAGTCTTTACCATAAGTCAGTGGTGAAGTTCTGTCAAACCAAGTTTGTGCGTCAAGCGTCATTGTATATTCGGAAAAACTCAAATCATCAGCAGGGTCGGCATTACCTCGCAAAGTGGTTGTTCCAAGTCTCGCCATAAACTCAATCACATTGGAATAGAGATTTCCCTCATATACAACCTCCCTGTCATCGTTTATGATAACCTTCGTCAGTTTGAAATATCCTTCAAATGTTCGGTTACACCCGACTTCAACAAATGCGGGGTATTGTTTGAGCATTTCAAAGGTGGAGTTATAACGGGATATATCGTTGTTTAACTCAAACAACTGCGCATTGTTTTGGGTGTTAGGTAGTTTGACCGTTAGCGACCAATTTGAGTCCTTTTTACTGATGTCTCTAACATCTGCCACATTGTAGGTAACGGGGATGTCAATGTCATCGTAAAGGTCAACTTCCGCATAGTTGCCATTGGTGTTAATAAAAAGTTTTGTTTCCATCTGCAATCATTTATTTCAATGTGGGTTTTTTGAACCCTTCCTCAAACTCAAACTCGTATCTGAACAGTCTGTCCTGACCCTTGTCATAAACTTGATAAGTTGAGTCCTTCAAAAGTACAGGTGTGTAAACAGGTGACTTCGCTCCGAGTTCGGTGTCCTCCACCAAAAAGATTCGGGGTGAGATAATCATATCCTCAATCTCACTTATAATCCCCTGATTTTCAATCCAATTAGTATTCAAGGTGATTGAACCATCAGCACTTGTGTGCATCACCTGCTTGAATGTGGCATCGTTTGTAATGAATGTACCATAAGATGTAGGATACCAAGAATTGTATTTGATGTTGGTTTCAACCTTTGTTTCCTTTGAGTGCTTTCTGTCGCAGCGTATCTGCCACCAACCGCCCTCCGATGTTTGGTAGAGTATGTTATACACCTTATATTGGTTGCAGGGTACAATCTCAAATCCCACCCACTTGTAGCCCGATGGAGTGTGCCACTCTATGTCAAAGAGGGTTGTCGCCATATCGCTGTAATCACCGACTGTTATGAAGTAGTAGGCATCCTCCGAAGGGTCAATGTAGTTCAATGTTCCATCTAAAAGTTCAATATCATCCCAAGTAAAAGCATTCAGTTCCTGAATGCCGACAGGGATTGTAGCAATTTTACGGTCGTAATCGCTGTCCATCCAAGTTCCATTGTGTAGTTTAATGCCAAACCGTTTGGTCATTTTGTGATGCTTGTTATAACACCAACAGTTCATAAGTCTTGTATGTTTGCTGCCACCAGTGAATGTGGAGGTAACAAAGAAACTCATAGAGCGTTTGGTTGTTGGACTAATTTTGTACAAGTTGTTGAATATAACACTTTTTCCTTCAACACTATAAGGGTTGTAATAGAGAACAGAGTTGAATGCCACATCCTCGCAGTAGTTTTGAACACCGAGAAACCTGCCATATTGGTCGTAGGTTGTACCCGTCAAATCGTTGTAGGTGTAGTAGTCCCACAAATACCTTGACTTCTGAAAATCCGCAACCGCATACCAAACATAGATTTCCTTTGAACTTCCGCTTGCAACAGGTGCATTATTGCCATTCTGCTCATACACCTTCAATTCAAGTTTCAGTGTGTCTGCAAATGTGTAGTTAAATACATTGTAATCATTAGTCCACCCGTCCTTGATGTAGTCGTTCACAATCCTGTTGAAGTCAATGTTCATATCATTACGGTCGTAAACCGCATATTTGAGTTGACATACAACACTTCCGTTTATGATTACGTCAATGATGTAACTCAAATCGGGGAGTGTGTTGTTTGTGTAGAAGTTATACACAATGGGGTTTCCTGACGGAATCCAATGTTTTGGTTGTGTAGGTTCTGTTATTGTTGTTGCCATTATGCTATATTTATATTGTTTATCAACCGAACTTGAATCGGATTTCCTCAATGTCGTCCACAACCGCCTCGTTCGGTTCAAACCTCTTTGCAAGGTATAATTTGGCGAGTTGACTGTTCACCCTACCTTGCAGTCCGAGTGAAAGAATGCGCTCGCTCAATACATTGTATATTTCAGGGGAGTTAAATGCCAATACCTCGCTCAACGAATAGGTGAACGGTTCGTTGGTCGGGTCGGCATAGAAGTCCATAACGGTCAGTGCCTCCTCATTCTCCATCAACCAATCCGCAATTCGCACACAGTATTGTCCGATTCCGCTTGTGTAGTTCATTGGGTTTATTCTATTTTTGACAAGTAGTCCTCCGCCTCCCTGATGATGCTGTCCTCCTCATTTTCAACGATGGCAAACACACCCTCAATGGAGAATCCGTTAACCTCACCTGACTTCACCGCCTTCCAAAGTTCCTCATCCTCAACCTTTGCAGAGATAAACCAAGTTCCGTTGGGTATGTTCTCAAATCCGAGTGCGGTACTTTTGTCGGCATCACTTATCTTCACCCAAGACTCAACAACTGCGACCGACTTCACTTCCTCGTTGTGGTGTACGCTGAACGAGCGGTTTTTTCCGTCCATCAACCAACGCTGTGCCGCCTTCTCGCAGGTGTCAGCGGAGAAATATACATAACAACCACCGAAGTCGTTGCGCCACATCTTTTTGTCGGGAATCATAACCGCCCCTGTGATTATATGTTTGTCCTCGTCTGCAAACTTGAACGGACGCTCCTTTGCGAACGCCATAAAGTCAACCTCAATGGCGGGTTCAGCAACAAGACTGATATTGTCAATCCATAAGTTGTCATCATTTAGTAACAACTCGTATGTTTTTATATTTATGTTCATAATAATTTATGTTTATTCTATTAGTATCCAATCTTTGTGCCATTTTGCAACACTTGCAATGCACATCAATTTAACATCATAATCACTTGTCAACCACAAAAATTTGTGAAGTGTTTTTCCTTTATGTGCTTCACCTATTTTTCTTTTTGTTTCAACAGAACTATGAGAAATCTTGTTGGATTCACCTATTTTTCTTTTATTCTCTTCCGAAAGTGGTTTTCCTTTATGTGATTCACTCATTTTTCTTTTTGTTTCATCAGAATGGTGTTTACCTTTATGTGATTCACTTAATTTCTTCTTATGTTCTTCTGAAACCCCACCTCTCTTTGGTATTATTCCAACATTACCTCCTGATGCAATGTTGTATCCAACTTTATTGTTTTTTGCGTCAAAAACAGAAATCCAATATATTTCTCTTTCGTTTAGTTTTGTTTTTGTTTCACACCATTCAACAACTTCGGTTTTTAGGTCTTGTGGTCTTCTTTTCTTGATTGATTTTATTATAATTCCACTTCCAAAGTATTTGGTGTCAAACACATCAGATTTATGTTGTCCAATATAAATCTTACCATTTGAAACATCCGTTGTCTTGTAAATATATCCGTACATAACACCATTATTTATATTGTTAAATCTGTGAACGCTGTTCGGTTACGTTCACCTGTCTTTGTCTCTCCGATATTGTTTGCGCGGAAACAACAACAGGAATTGCCGCTATGCCTGCAACGGTCTGTTGGACGATGGTCTGAACATCCTCCTTTGTGACGCCAAATCCCGCCCCATTTTCAAGTCCTCCGCCGCCGAGCGGTATTCCACCCGTAGATACGTTCATCGCGCTTGCAATCGCCCGATATTGCGGTATTCTCGCAACATTTTTGTTAAGCACAATCTCACCGCCTTCAAGTTCGTAGTTTACACCTCCTGATGTATGCGATGCACCTACAACATAAGCACCCCTTGCTGCCTTCATAATCTTGTTTTTCTCTTGAATTGCCTTCACAGTGTTGGCAGCACCGAGCGCACCGATTGTTGCCGACAGGATTGCACCGAGAATGGGTCCAGCGATTGGACCGAGTTCCATCACCTGTGACCAAACACCCATTATGCCGAGAGCGGTGTCAATACCAATCTGACCGATTTTCATAACTGCCTGTGCGGTGGCATACTTCTTCTTGATTTCCTTTTGTTTCTTTTCATTACCCTCCGCTTCTTCAAGTTCCATCTCCATAAGGGTTGAAACAAAATTGCTCATATTAGTCAATATGCTGCCGACCGTTGAGATTCTGTTCTGCGTCAGTTCAATCCTCTTTCTGTCCTCTTCCTCCTGTATGGCGGTTAGGTTACGCTGGTGTTCCGCTTCCTTTTCAAGTTCTAATGCCCGAAGTTCTTCCTTCGTTATTTCTCCATCTTCCTCGCGTCTGCGCAAGTCCTCCATCTCTTGCTCAAACCTTTCTTCCTCTATTTCCTTTTGCAGTTCAAAGTATTCTTCACTGCCTTCCTGTAAGTTTGCAAGTCTTTTGGCAAGAACGGCATTGTCAATGTTGTTTTGAGAGTCTATCGCCCTGCGCTGTTTTTCAACCTCATTCTTCTTTTCAACCTCATTTTCTTTCTCAATACCCTTAACATAGTTGTCAAGTGCTTGTTTTCTTATACCTTCTTGTGCCTTTTCAAACTGTTCAAGAGTAACAAGTTGGTCTCCGAGTGCCGCCTTGTCTTCATCTGACAACTTGTTATAGTAGTCTTTATATTCAGCAAGTTCCTTGTCAAGGGTGTCAATGGTCTTTGCGTATTCTATGGATAAGTTTTCAAGTCTTCCAAAATGTGTTTCCTCGTTATCCTTGCTGATGTTGGAATCGTAGGTTTTCCAATACCCGCTTATCTTGTCGGATGCAGTCTTGTTTGCCTTTGTGAGTGCTTCAAGGTGTTTTTGGCGTTCCTTTGCCAAATTCTCATCGGACTTCTTTATTTGTTCGTTGGTTTTCTTATGGTTCTTTGCAAGTTGTTCATCCACTTGCTTGCTTTCCTCTACGGTTTCGGACAAAAGTGCTTTATCATCCTTGATGCTTTTTTCAAGTTTGTCAAATTCTGCCTGATATGTATTAGTGGCGGTTGCAAGAACTTTCTTGCTTTGATTGAATACAGCATCCATACGGTTCACCGCATTGCGATAGTCCTCCTCGTTGCTTGTCTTTGTCTTGTTTGTGGCATCAACAAGTTCGTCAATTTGGTCTTGACTCCAACCGAACACCTCCGCCCATCTTTCAACGGTCTCCCTACGGGTCTTGTAGTGTGCGCCCATTATTTCGGTTTTGGCGATTTCAAGTTGCAGAACCTTCACATCATTTTCCGCCATTTTTTCAAGGAGTTTGTCCTGTGTTGCCTGCACCTTCTTGACGTTCAACCAAGCGAGTGCGAGTTCATTGACTTTATCCTTGTTTTTCTTAATCCACTCAACGCCGACACCAAGAGTTTTAGCGACTGATTCTGCCGCTGTGTTCCATTCGTCAGTGCCTTCCTCACAATCCTTCAAGGTCTGAATGTTCAGTTCAAGTTCCCTGCGTTCTTTCGCAATCGCCCTTTCACCCTCTGCGTATGCCTCATTGATGTTGTGTTGGTTCTCCTCCGCCTGTTTTTGTTGTTCAAGTCCCTCATCACTTATGTCTATAAGACTAACAACAAGTTTGGTCAGTGCTATAAGGGCAGACACTGCCGCCAATATCCATCCAATGACTGGAATATTCTTAATGGCAGTTCCAACCGCTTTGCAAGCACCTGCAAGGGTGAATGTCGCTTTTGTTGCAACACCCTCACCTAATGCCAATGCTCCGCTTGCTAATGTTGCCTCACCCTCCGCAACGGCGGTCTTTTTGACCTCCGTTGACAGAAGTTTTTGCAAGGCGATTCTGACCTTTGAATCCTTGTTGAACACCTGTTGTACGGCATTGATGGAGTTCATTATGCCCTGCAAGGACATAAGGGTCTTTACGACTTGTTCAACACCCGAATTGGACAGACCGAGCAAGTCAAGTGTGCCGACCAAACCCTGTGCGACAGCAGCACCGCCTTTGAGACCTTCAAGGGCGGCATTGAACATTTGGTAGTCATCAGCGTTTGCTCGTATTCTCGCCGATACATCACCAAGAGCGTCCGTCAAAGAACCCGCTTCCTTCGCAAGTGATTCATACTGCGCCCTTTGTTCCGCTGTGGCATCGGCAAGTCCGTTGGTCTCCACCAACAGTTCTGCCATTTGGTCTTTGAGTTCCTTTATCTTCGCCTTGTAGTTGGTGGTGGATTGCTGCGCCTGATTAGCGTCAACTTGTATCTTGAGGTTAATTGTCTCGTTATTCGTTGCCATCTTCTTCTATTTGTTTCTTTTTCAGTATGGATTTGAGGTTCAAAATGAACTTGTGATTCGGAAACATTTCCGACAGGTTTTCAAGGATTGAAATTCCTTCAACTATGCCTATGAACACTGCGAACAATACCCCGACACTTTCCTCACCAAGTGCGGTAAGACACCCACCAATCAGGAGGACAATGAAGTACACAATCGTCTTTGTGATGGTTGAACGGAGTCTGCTTGAACTAATCTTTGTATTGTTTTTCAAGGATTTCATCAGACCTGTAACAAGGTCTATGAGCATCATTATCAGAATCGGTGTGAACATTGCCACTGCCGCAGTCAGGATTTCTCGTATCATTATTGTTTCATTATTCTATACTATTGTAGAAGTTTGCAGGAGGTTTTGAAGTCAGTTTCAGGTTTGATTCAAAAAAAGGAAAAATCGCAAACTCCTATATATAACTACTTTGCGATTTTTCCTTTTTGCATAATAACTTGAAATACAAACACTTGTAATTGTTAAATTAACAAATACAGATTAACCCTGTTTTGTGCAATCTGCAACAAAAACATCCATATTATACCCCATCGCTGTCAGTTTTTCTGAAACCGTACTTCTGACATAGAGTTCCTTTAATGAGTAAACCTTTGGTTCTGCGGTGCAACCCAACAGACTGAATATGTAGTGGGTGAGCGGGAGTGATGGCGGTGCATCACACAACTCTGCCCTTTTTTTCAGAAATTCTCCGAAAAAGAGCAAAGTGTCCTCATCACCGCTGTTTATTGATTTGACGATTTCATTGGTTATGTCGCTCATCCTGTAGTATTTAGCACCAATTTTGATTTTTAATGGGTAGTGATTTACTGCCATATAAATAAATTAAAGGTTAGGCAATAGTGATAACTCTGTTATTTATATGTAAGTCCTTGCCCCTGAAAAATATATTCATTAAAAATGACAAACTATGGAGATGAACGCTCAAAAGAAATGTTCGCATTGAAAATGCTGAAATCAGGATTCAAGGTATGGGACGCCGATTATGTTTCCGAAGAACAGTACAAGTTCAGACCCGACTTGTACGGTGAACGAAACGGGGTGCTATATGCTTATGAAATAAAGGCGAGAAACATACCGTCAACCAAGTTCGGTGATATTCTCATTTCTGAACACAAGTTGAACTTGTATGAGGAACACCCCGAAGTGCAATACTACCTTGTTTTTTTCTACACCGATGGGGTGGGATACATATTGGAACCGCATCAACCACACACCATTGAACTCAAACCGACAAAAAGAACAACCTATTTTTCAGACCAATCCGTATCTATGGAGAAAAAAGCAATCTATCAGACATCGGTCGCGAAGAGATTCAAATTCAACCCGCAACTTATTTACGGATGCGTATAAGTGTTCACAAATCTGTTCACATCTTTTTTGTGAACAACAATAAGTATTTGAACTATAATAATTTAGAAAGAGAGAAAGAAGTCCCAGCTGAGACACAAAAAAGGCGGTTTTAACCGCCTTTTTTTGTCTCTGCTGTGACCTATAACACACTATAACACAATAATTTATTTTGTAAATCATTGATTTATATGTACTTCTGAAAAAGTGGTACAAAAAGATACAAACCTGTTCAAAGTGTTCACAAAATCGTTCACACTTTTTGCACCTTAAAAATAATGTGAACACATTTGAAAAAATGTTGTATTTTTGCGGCATAAAATCAATGAGTTATGACAGTTAATTTCAATTTGCTTGTTCGCGACAAAAATGGACTATATAATATAGAGATGCGTTGCTCGCATAACGGGGTGCGTATGCGGTGGAACACCCGAATAAAAGTTCCGAAAGAAATATGGAGCGCAAAAAAGCAATGTATAAAAACCCCGAAAGACAGCATTGAACGCAGCGTAAATTCAAGGTTGTTGGTCTATAAAACTTTTGCGGAGGATTTTGTTCGCGAATCGGAAGTTATCACCAATGCCGCCTTCGTCAAGTATATGAACAACAGTTTCAGAACCACCTCTGAAGAACGGGAACAGTCCAAATTGTTTGACAAGGCGTTGGATGATTTTCTCGCAAACATCAAATCCCGCACCAACCTGAACGGTGAAACCATATCCGCAAACAGAATTGCCTCCTACAATCGCATTGTGGACGATTTCAAGCGGTTTGAGCGGCAAATGGGTACAAGATACGTTGTGGAGGATATGGGGGCAGAAACGCTCTCCAAATTCCTTGATTGGTTGAGAGACGACCGCAAACTTGCACCAAACACCCTGCAAAGTAGAATGAAGATGTTCCGCACAATCATCGCCACCATCACCAAAGAAAAGGGGATAAAGACCGACTACATAGACGCGAAGGTGAAGGGTGAAAAAGTGGAACATATTGTCCTGACCGATGATGAGATGAATGCAATTATGAACTATGATACTTCTGATACCCCCCGTCTTGATAATGTCAGGCGGTTGTTCATAATCGGCATCACAACGGGACTCCGCTTTTCTGATTTCTCAACGGTCAAACTTGAACACCTGCGTCAGGGTGTTTTGTCCATACATCAGAAGAAAACAGGTGACAGGGTTGAAATACCTATTCACCCCAAGTTGCAGGAGATAATTGATGGCGGTGAAATGCCCACCCCAATCAGCAATCAGCACTTTAACGACTATCTTCGGGAACTTGCTATGCTTGCAGGGGTGGACACCCTTGTTGAAGTGAAGACCGTCAGGGGTGGTGTTCGTCAGGTTGAGTTTGTACCCAAATGGAAGTTGGTGAGTTCACACATCTGCCGCAGGTCGTTTGCGAGTCGGTTGTACCGATTAGGAATTAACCCGACAATCATAATGAAGTTGACGGGTCACCGTCAACTCGCGACCTTTATGAATTACATTGTTATCAGCAACGAGGACGTATTCAATGCGGTCAAAAATATATGGTGAAAGTCCATACAAGGACTTGAACCCGATACTGATAATCAATAAGATATATCAATGATATATCAAAATGTGAACAGATTTCTTACCACTTTGACTATTTTTTCATAATTTCACCGTAATATCACTGATTGTTTTTGCCGACTGATATACGCTGTCCTGAATGTATGTCACCGCGTTCATTGATACTGTCTTTCTTATCATCTCCACCATTCTTTGCAGAGGGGTGGTGAAGTTGGTCGCTTCCGTTCCCTCCCTGCCTATTTTACGGCGTATAGGGAACACAGCGGATTCGGCGATATTGTGTTTTTTCACCCAGTCCTTAATCGGTTGTTCGGGCGGCATCTTGCCTGAACGTCTGCCCTTGTCCACCCAATAGGCATAGTCAGGGAAGTCGGTCGCCGCTGTGATGATGTTACCTGACCGAACCACATTGATGTCAAGGTGTCCGATAATACCGTTCGGGTCAATCGGTCTCGCAAGCGAGCGGGTCAATATGCCCCTCATTGACTGCGTTGCCTTCACCGCAAGTGAGCGGATGGTGTTCTCAAGTTTGTCGGTCAGGGTTGCCATTGGTTATTTTATTCTTCAAACGGAATGTTGCAGGTGTTCAGACTGAATGGGAGGTCTATTCCGAAAGTCAGCACCCATCCGCAAACAATGTCGTCAGCGAACTTCTCGTTGATTGGTGTGAGTGTGGTGCTTTCGTTGATTGTGAAGTCAATGCAGGGGCTGCCTGTGAAATAGGCAACGAAGTCTCTTATAATATCAAGGGTGTCCGAATACACATCCTTCTTGTTGCTTCCGTCAGCATTCAACAGGTCAACGATGAACAGGTTGAAGTTCAAGGTCAGTTGAGACCCGTTGATTGAACTCTGTTGCGGAACAAGGAGGGCAGTAACGTATATGTTTTCCAACGCCTCCTCGTCATAATTGTCAAGACAAAGAAACTGTTTCACCTGCAAATGGCGGTTGAAGAAGTCTTCAATGGAGTGTACTATATTATTATATGTTATCATATCAGGTCTATTGTGTTCTTCGGCAATCCCATCGTTCTTTCACAGGGACATCCATAGGAGTCAAACTGAAACCCCGAAAAATACTCACCACCGTTCGGGTGCAGTTCGTCAATCTTGTTGTTCATTATATATTCAGGGTAGAGATTCCTGTTCTGAAGGATGAAGTCGCTCAATCTGCGGGTGAAGAACTGCGCCTTGTCAGCGATGGACTCCTGAAGTCTGTTCAACTCCTGTGAATCCACCCCGTTGCTCCATTCGCTGTTCTGTGTAGATACACCCTTGTTGACCACCTTGTAGCGTATGTATGGCAAACACTCATACAATGCCCAATATGCGGTGCATTCCATCACATACCCGTCCAACAGGTTCTTATAGTCGGAATATTGTGGTTGATGAATATCGTTTGTCCTGACAAGGTTGAGGAGTTTCTCGTAGAGTTTGGTTCCGATGGTCTGCTGGATATGGATGACCTGCGCTTCAAAAATGGCATTGTTCAACAATTCGTCTGTGACGTTGTTGTTTATGATGGTGTGCGCTTTCAGAAATTCGGTTGAAATCAAATATGTTCTGTCCATAGTGCTATTCTTTATTGTCCAATCCAATCATCTCTCGCATTTCTGCGGGCGACAATATCTGCGTCAGGGTTTGTTCGCTCCACATAAACGACAGCGGTGTTGCGTTTGTCGGGACGACCTCCGTTCCGTTCCAGTGCAGGGTGAACGTCAGAATCTTGTTTAGTGTGTCACAGACCTCCTTCTGAATGGGTCTGATTACGGTGTTCGTATAGATTTCGTATGCGTTTCGGATTTCCTCGCCCGAACCGAAGTTGATACCATCAGACTTGATACCGACCAACATTGGAGATACGACCTTGTGACCTGACAGGATGTTTTGCAGAACGGTATCTTGCAGTTGGATGAATTGTTCATCAAGATTGTCCGCTGAAATTGGAGTCAGAATCGGAACTCTCTCCTTATCCTCACTGAATGTGATGAAAAACTTGCCAGCATTGTCGCTGCCCGTATATTCGGTTTCAAACTGTTGTTTGATTTTCCTGCGTTCCTCTTCTGTCGGTATGCCGTTGGTGAAGTTAATCATATAGTTGGGACTCATCCCGTTGATGATGTGAGCAAGGTGGAAGTTGCTGATTTCAGCGTCAATGGCGATGTAGTTCAATGCTCCAACGTAGGAGGGTAGGGGGTAGTATTGTGTGCCTGGTCTGTATTCCTTCACATACAACAGTTGACTTCCGCTTTTGTTGTTCGGGTTGAATGCACAGACCTCCTTATAACCATACCTGCGGACGTTTGACCAATCCTCGCAGTAGTAGTAGGTCTTGACCTGTTCGCGCTCATCCTTGACTCCACTCCTGATTTTTGCAAAGTCAATGTGGTAGAGTTCCGCGATGTTCTCCCTGTCCTTCGCCCAAATGATGTTCAAGGCAAATCCCCCATACATAACATAGTCGTAGAGGCATTTGCGGTAGATGGAGTTCAAGTCCTCGTATGGGTTGGGATGGTTGATGAACAACAGGGTGGAGAGGTCTGCGCCCTTGTTCTCGTTGTATGCGTTCTTCGCATCAAGACCCTTCGCATAGGAATAGTCTATCTTTGAACTGATGATGGCATTGTGCAGTGCCGACTTGTTGGCGAGTTCCTGCAAGAAGTACGGAAACAGGTTGTTGTCCCCATAGCGAACCCAAGGTTTTTCCCGAAGATAGGTTTCCTTGTAGTTCGGGAGGTGAATCTTGCTCATCGCTACACTCATCAGGTTCTGACTTTTTGTGTTCATATTGAATTTTATTCTATTCTATTTATAATCACCCGTTGTAGTACACACTCCCCGTAGGCTGGTACTGATACTCAACTTTGTCAATGGTGGGGATGCCAATCTGCAACAGTCCGATTTCGGAACCGAACTTGTAATCAAATGTCCCGTTGAACAATGGCATTTTGTGCGAATATCCGTTCAAATACACAATGCCGCCCGTTGTTGTGAACCCCTTTTCAATGTATTGGTCAAGAACTGCGGCATCTTCAAGTGTTTGTTTGATGGAGTCAAATCCATCATCGCTGCCCACCACCCAAAATTGGTAGATGCCGCAACGCTCAACAGTCCTTACATTGGTAAGAGCAAGGTCACACTCAACCTTGCTCTGAATGTTCTTGATGTGCATAACAGTAGGTTCTGTCTGCATATCAATAGTAGTGATGGCGACCGTTGTCAGTTTGTCCTTGTCTTGTATCAGTATCATAGTGTATCTCCGATATTCAAAAAACGGGGGGTTGAAATGCCCCCCGTTGCCTCAATGCAGTGTGTTGATTAGCAACCGCACTTTTTGTCCTCATCAATGAATGATGCAACGATGGTCGGGTCAACTGTGCAGGCAGGTTCCCTTGAATCACAAGTGATGGTCAGGTTCCAACCATTGAGGTCGCCCCAAGCGGTTCCCGATGCGGAAGTGCCGCCCGTAACCATTGCTCCGTTACCCATTTCACCGATTGCCCAAAAGATGCCGTTGTTGTCCTCAATGACCAACAGGAGGTCGGAATCGCAGATTTCCTGAACGGTGTTGCGCAGTGCCTGTGTGTTCTTTCCGAATACGAGGGTGGCAACTTGCTCATAGAAGATGGTTCCATTCTCAACGGAAGCGTTGATGTTTTCAGTCCAGTTGGAACTGTTCTTGTTAGGAATCAACTCGAACCAAGAACCTGTGTTGGTGATACCTGTGATGGAGTGGTCGGCATCGGTTGCTGTGGTGTTGTGTGTGATTGCTGTGATGTCGCAGATGTTAGCGGCATAGACCTTTTTGATACCGCCTGCGTTGTCGCGGCAACCCCTGCATATAGATGATGTTAATGTCAAGCAACTCATAGTGTTATATTTATTATTATTGTATGATAATGCCGCAAAGCGGCTAAAAAAAGAAAGGGGGTGGGGTTCACCCCCTTTGGTTTCAGTCCGTCAGTGGTTAGATTGTGTAACCTTTGACGATGTGTTCTGCGAAGTAGAAGTTCCAACCAAGTTTGTATTGGATGTTCACTCTCACCTCATCATTGTCTCTGGAGTAGAAGAGGTCCAGCATTTCCTCGTCATTGAGCATATCAGTACCGAGTACGATGTTATCAGCGTAGGTGAGAACCATAGGTTGTTTAACACCGTTCACAGCATAACCAGTGGCGATGGTAGTGTTTACAAGGTTGTCCATACCTGCAATAGCAATCAGACGGATGTCGGTTCCTGGGATGTACATCTCATAGTTTGCACCCTCACCGTTCTGATAGTTCGGTTGGATGTAGAGGTTAACAGCGCGAAGTTCTGAAGCGTAAGCGTTATACATAGCGTATGAGGTCAAAATAACCTTGTCACTGTGCATAAGGATGTCAGGACTTGCCTTTGCAATAAGGGCATTGACTGCCTCAATAGCGGTAGATGCACCTGCAACATCAGATGATGCGTCAATCGTATTGGTAGTGGTCGGAATGCTGTCAGAACCGACATTGATGAGCATCAACAGACCTTTATTCACACCGTCACCGTCCCAAATGAGTTTTTCGTTGTAGTTCTTCACCTTGTTCACATAAGAGTCGGCAATCAGTTCCTCAAATGGAACTTCCTTGTTGTTTCTCATATACATACCAAGATAAAGTTGCTCAAAGTCCTTCGGACAGATAGCGTCTTTCACTTCAAGCGGAAGAACAGCGAGTTCTTTTTGGTCGAGACCAACGTATTTGTTTGACGGGTCAGGAGTCCAACCGCAAGTTGCAGTGGTGGGTTTTGCGTTGTTAGCAAGCAAGTTGAGGGTGATGGCTCGTTTTATGCCAGGAATAACTTTAACGATTTCAGCGGTGCGTCCCTCAAACACCATTTTGGCAAGCAGTCTTTCTTTCAATTCGTCAGTGAACGTAGTGTTCTGACCGCTACCAATAGTCGTATAATCAAATGAATATGTTGCCATAGTAGTTTTATTTATTATGTTTCAGTGCGAGAAACTTGTCCACAGCAGTCAGTTTCTCATCTTCTTTCTTCTCACTGCCGAAGTGCAGCGGAGCGGTCTGTGGTTCGCTCTTGATTTTTGAGAACTCCTGAATGGTTTCCTCAACTTTTTCCTCATTGTCGCGTTGGTTTTCAGCAAGTTTCAAGACCATCTCATAGAGGTCGTTCTGTGCCTGTTCAAGTGCGGCAACTCTTGATTCAAGTTCAGCGATTTTGTCGGGTTCTGTGGATTCGGTTTCAGTCGTTTCGGTTTCAGTGGTTTCGGTTTTCACCTCTTCCTCTGCCATTTCTTCAACAACCTCTTCCTTTTCGGTCTCTCCGTCTGCCTTTTCAATTTCCTTGATTACACCGTTCTCATCAACCGTCACTTTGGTTCCATCCTCAAGGGTGTATTCGCCTGCGGGCAGTGGATTGCCTTCGGCATCATAAACCTCGCGGTTGATTTCAAGCGCATCAAATGAAACTTCACTTCCGTCAGCGAGAACCGCCTTCTCAAACTCCTCCTTAACCATTCCAAGAAGTACCTTGATTTTCTTTGCAAGTTTGTTCATATTGTGCTGATTATTAGTAGTTAATGGCGGCACAATGTGCCACTCACTATATTGTATAGGAAGTGGCGGTTTTTTTGAAAATCAAGGGTGAAATGGATAAAACAAATTATGCGTTATATGGTGCATAATCTAAAATATGCGTTATATGGCGCATAATCATTTCAAAAAAGTTGTATCTTTGCACCCCCGAAACAAATCATCTATTTGGATGAAGGCTCTGGCGGCAAGACGGGCGCAAATGCGCCCGTCTTCTATTTGCACAAAAA